GCTAAAAGCACCAATGGGGGTGATCAGGTTTTCAGCCGCTCGATCGTTCCAGGCAACCTCATTCATGATTGCCAAAAAAGCAATGCTGTAGCCACTGCCGAGGATATATTTAGTGCGCTCAGGGAATCGAGCGCGGTGTTGACCGTGGAAGTGCCAACCTCCGCCCCAGACTTCCACGGCGACACTTGGAGTGGTAGCCCAAGGATCAATCTTGCAAAGCAGGTCGCAGTTGTACTTGCCGATCGGAAATTGCTGCTCGCAGTTAACCCCAAATTGCTCAAGACTCTGTTGAACTTTGGACTCCAAGGGTCCAATTTTGCGACAGCGGGCATCAGCCATCTTGATTTGAGTGATCTCGCTGTTAGGCCGTCCACGCTTAGCAGCATTAGCGGCAGCAACCAAAATTTTACGCTCGGCAGCGGTTGTGCGACCCATGCGAGCGAATTGCTGCTCGCTCCTATTCCTAAGATTGCGCCCGGATTCCATGATGATGCGCTCTATGGGACGTGGCGAGACGTCGAAACGATCTGCAATACCACGGATACCAATACCATCGTCATAGGCGGAAATAATCAGGTCAATGTCGTCTGGATTAGGCGGGAACCATTTAGCGGGCATGTCTACAATTTTGAGACGGAGAGCGGCACCTATTGGGCCGATGGCATCCTAACCCATAACTGCAGATCAACAACAGTACCAATCATTGATCCTGATATCTTGCCACCATCAACAGTTGCAACACGCGCCAGTAAAGATGGTCCAGTGCCAGTTAATACAAGTTATGGCCAATGGTTAAAAGATCAACCGCGCTCAGTGCAGGAAGAAGTATTAGGCAAAGATAAAGTAGTTTATTTCAATAAATTAGCTGAAAAGCATGGCGCTCGCGATGCCATGGCAAAGCTCGTACGTGACGATGGGTCGGAGCTATCATTAGATGACCTCCGCAAGCGTTACGGTGCCATTAAAGAAAGGTAAAGGCAAGGACATGATTCAGTCGAACATTAAGGCTGAAATCAAAGCTGGCAAACCACCTAAGCAAGCAGTAGCGATTGCCTACGCTAAAGCTGACAAAAGTCGCAAACCCAAAAAGTAAAATGGCTATCGGCGTTGGCTCGCCATGCCGCTAATATTGCTAAAGGAAAAATGAGTGCTGCTTTTTGGGCAGATAAGGTAAAATGGTAATGTACTTTAGCCTGCGGCTAATTCATGTCTGACGAAAACCAAACTCAGGAACCTGCGGTAACTGAGCAACTGCAACGCAGTATCGAGGCATTAGAACGCAAAAACAAAGAGCTTGCGGATGAAAAGCGAAAGCTACGCAAGTTTGAACAAATGGCCGAGCAGTTGCCAGATGGGATTGACATCAATGAATTGCTCGACTTCAAGCGACGCGCCGAGCAAGCTGAACTTGAATCTCAAGGCAAATACACCGAAGCAAGGCAGGTATTGGAGCAGCAGTACCGTGAGGCGTCGGCGGAAAAGGACCAGCGCATTACTAAACTTGAAGCCAGAATCAATGAATTAGAATTAATCACGCCTGCTGTTTCAGCATTAGCTGAAATCGTGCATGATCCAGACCTAGTGCTTAAATCTAAGTTAAGCGCCGATCAAATTGAACGCGAAGCGGATGGCACTGTTGTTGTAGTAAATGGTTATCAACGAACACCAGTAGCAGAATGGGCAAAAACGCTACCGGCATGGATGCAAAAGCAACCAAAACCACAAGGTAGCGGCGCACCATCAGGTAATGCACCTAGCAGTTTACCTATAGGTGTTAAAAATCCATTTGCACCTGAATCATTCAACCTGACGGAACAGGCGCGGTTATTTAAAACTGATCGTGATTTATACGAACGTTTCAAAGCCAACCGCTAGAGTATTGACAACCGGCTGCGCTGGTAATAGGGCTGCGCCCTACCCCGTAAACCATTTCTATGAGGACTAATGGCAACTTTACGCTCCGATTTAATCATTCCAGAAGTATTCACCCCCTATGTTATTGAGCAGACCACTGCCCGTGATGCTTTTTTATCTAGCGGTGTAGTGCAACCACTGGCAGAATTGAACGCTACCGAAGGTGGCGATTACATCAATGTGCCATTTTTCAAAGCTAACTTAACTGGTGATTTTGAAGTGCTAACTGATAGCTCTTCATTAACACCTGGTAAGATCACTGCTGATAAGCAGGTTGGTGTTGTATTGCACCGTGGCCGTGCATTTGAATCACGCGATCTAGCTGCATAAGCATCTGGCGCTGATCCTATGGCTGCTATTGGCGCAAAAGTGGCTGATTATGTAGCCAACCAACGCCAAAAAGATCTTATCAAGTGCTTGGAAGGTGTATTTGGTGGTTTAACATCTAACACCGGTGCTGCATTTGCTGGTTTGACGTTTGATCTAAGCGGCATGACCGCACTTGGCCCACGCCAATGTGCAAAAGCGCGTGCATTATTGGGTGATCAAGGCGACAAGCTAACTGCTGTTGCAATGCACTCTGCTGTGTACTACGACTTAGTAGAACGCAAAGCCATTGATTATGTCACTAATACTGAAGCACGCGGCGGTGGCACTGTTGCTACCACTAACATTGCTCCTGTAATTGCTGGCAGCATCAGCGGTGCCTATGAAACCCCAACAGTGCCTACATATATGGGCCTGCGCGTTATTGTTTCGGATGATTTAACACCTACCAGCACCAACTATCCGGTGTATTTCTTTACTGCTGGCGCTATTGGCAGCGGTGAACAAATGGGTCTAAACACTGAAACTGATCGTGACATCCTCGCTAAGAGTGATGCCATGTCAATCGACTTGCACTATGTGTATCACCCGATTGGCGCTAAGTGGACTGTCGGTACTGTTAACCCAACTCAGGCTCAGCTTGCTACTATTGGCAACTGGTCAAAAGTGTATGAAACCAAGAATATTGGAATCGTACGCTGTACTGTTACATCCAACTTCTGAGGTAATTAGTCATGGCAAGTATCTTTGAACTTGGCGACATTCCAGGTGGCCTTCTACCTGGGCAGATGGGTTTAGCTGCTCCTACTGCAACTGCAACCCTAAGTACCGCTAACAGCTATAACGTCATTATCCGTGGCGTTCCTACCGCTGCTGCTACATATACCACGGCTACGGCTGCGGCAATTGTGGCTGCAATTGGTGGCGACTGTGCTATTGGCACCACTTTTATGGTGGTTGTTATTAATGCATCGGCTGGTGCTTATACCATCACTATTGCTGGTGGTACTGACGTAACAGTTAGTGGTGTAGCAACTGTTGCGCAGAATGCTTCCAAGATTTTCCTTGGTCGTGTTACTGCTGTAGCTGCTGGTTCTGAAGCAATCACGCTTTATGGCCTAGGCTCTACTGCTTCTGCTGCTGCCTAATGGGTTTATTTGCATTCCGCAGGATGCGTGATCGTGAGGCTATCTTTCAGGAGGTGGCCTCATTTTCTATGCCTATAATGAAATCAGAGGAGGTTACTGATGGCAATCGTGATAGTGGCGACCCCAAACGCCGCCGACGCAAACTCGTACATAACGCTGGCGAATGCCCAGTTGATAGTTGACGGGTTGGTGCAAGACGCAGATATTACAGCATGGGGCTCTGCTACTACAGACGCCAAAAATCGTGCACTTTACACTGCAACACAACGATTAGATCGTGAACGGTTCTTAGGTGCTAGGGCAACTGATACGCAGTCGCTGCAATGGCCGCGGACTGGCGTGAGAAGGCCCGATACTTATATCAATACTTATGCCGTCGGTTTCCCATTTCGCATTACCACCGATTATTTTAACGACAACGAAATTCCGCCGCAGGTGCAATATGCACAGGTGCTGCTTGCGGCATACCTAAATAACAACACTGATGGCATTGGGCTTAGCGGTTTAGAAGATTTTAAGAATGTAAAAATCGGCAGCCTTGACGTGACACCAAATTTTAGCGGTGCCGTGGGGGCAGATAAAATCCCGCCGATGGTTGAACGTTACCTGACAGGCATTAGAATCAGCGGACCAGGCAACTTCTCCATCAAACGATCATGAGCGAATACCCAGGCGCTGAGTTTATTGACGATACTGTCGCTCATACCGGCAGGTTTGGCGAAATTGTGGCATTAGAAGATTCAGTAATTGCAAGCCTAACGGCTTTGGATTATACCGGCGGCAATGCACGCACATCGTTCCCGCTAAAAGCAGCCTGCGAGATGTGTGGTGTATTCACCAGCATCACATTAACTAGCGGCACCGTTATTGCGTACAAGATATGAGCTTCAAAGGCCACCAGGGCGGTGACGTTGACTACACACTCGGCGGTGAGGTTATTACTGACACGGTTGTGCACACTGGTAGATTTAACCATATTGATTTTTTTGAAAACACTCATATTGATACAATTGTTAGCACTAACATGACGGGCAACACTTTAAACGGTGAGACATTCCCGGCAGGTTCTGAAATCCGTGGTGTATTCACTAGCATTAAATTGCAAACTGGCGCTTGCATCGCCTATAAAATATGAGCCTTTCCAGCCCGCTACGTAAGGTCGCATCGAAGCTGATGGCTAAGTTTGGCGGTGTTACGACCATCCGCCGGATCACGATGGGCGCCTATGACCCTGCTACTGGCACCGCTGCCGAAACTGCTGCTGATACCGCAGTGCGTGGTGTGCTGGAAGACGTTAATTTGCGCGAGGTGAATGACCTAATCCAAGCTGGTGATAAGCGGCTAACGATTGCCGCAGCAGATGTTGCAAATGCACCAACACCAGCGGATAAAGTGCTGATTGCATCAGTAGTGCATCAAATAATTAGCGTTGCGACAACCGAGCAAGATAATATAGCGATAACCTATGAGCTAATCCTGAGGGCATAATGGCACGCAATATAAAAATTACTGAGATTGGTGATTATGCCAATAATCAAATGGAGAAGCTATTACGTGCAGCAGTATTAGAAACTGATAGTTTATTGAAACAAGCAAGCCCAGTTGATACTGGCAGATTTCGCGCTAGCTGGCAGGTAGGCGAAAATGCTGCTGGTACATACGATGCTGGCCCGCAACAATCACCAAGCAATCCTGGTCGCGACAAGACAAGTGCGCCAGCAGGCCCGATGTTCCCACTACGCAAGATGAACTACCAGCAAGAACGCCTCGGCAATATCTATAGCGTGCACAACAACCTGCC